ACCTCGCCAACCTCGCCGACTCCGCCAACCTCGCCAACCTCGCCGACTCCGCCAACCTCGCCGACTCCGCCGACCTCGCCGCCAACCTCGCCGACTCCGCCGCTGACTCACGGTCAGAAGGTCTTTCCCCAGCCAGCAAGGAGTCGATGACGCCTTGAATGGCAACGCGGCACTGCACGACATACGGATCAGTGTTGTTCACCAGTCGCGCAAGGTTGCGTTGCTGTACGGCCACCAAGAACGGCACACGCACTGCTTCAAGGTCCGCCCCAACAGGCACGGCAGCGAGCAGGTCAGTACCGAACTGCGGGGCGTCCTTCTGGGGCAACCCTTCAAAGATGGTGTCAGCCAGACGCGCCACCCATTCAGGCCAACCAAGCTCCTCAGGGAAGCGGGAGTGATTGTAGTTCTGCAGCGTGCAGCCAACGAAACAACCCTTGCCGTTCTCGTAGCCCTGCCCCTGAATCACTGCGTCAGCTTGACGGTGCTGCGCAAACCGAGCCTCGTACTTGGCTTTCACAGCCGAGTCGTTGTGGTAAGCTCTCACGATGGTTCTCCTTATGAGAGGGCACTGTGACCCTCAGGGTTGATCAGAGCAGGTCGTCGCCTTCAGGCATGGCTTCCGTGAAGGCTTCGATGGCGGCAGCGTAGTCGCTCTCGTCCATCTCAGTGGGCTTGCCCAGCTTCTTGGCCAGTTTCAGGTACGCGGGCTTGTCAGCTTCGATGAGCGCCTGCGCAGCTTCCTTGACCTCGTCGAGGGTCGGGCCTTTCTTGGCCTTGCCCTTAGCCGCAGTCTTCTTGGCAGCAGGATTGGCTTCGTCTTCTTCGTCGATCATGCCCTGAGCTGCATCCACCAGCTCTTGGTACTGCGACTCATCCACGTCAGCCAACTTGCCAGCACCAACGGACTCAAGGGCTTCGACCATCTTGTCCTTGCCCTTGGCTTCCACCAGCTCCTTGAGCTTCTCACGCACGGTGTCGATGCTCAGTCCATCGTCTTCCGCTTCCACTGCGGCAGCTTTTCCTTTTCGGGCAGTGGGCTTGCTCGCAACCTTTCCATCATCGCTTGCAGGCTTGCCAGCACCACAGGCATTTCGAAAGGTGCCGCTGATGGCGGTCAGTTGTTGGGCCAGCTCGTCGAACTGGTCGGCCAGCTTCTTCAGGTTCAGTTCACTCATGGTTCTTCCTATACGGGTTGAGGTGGCAGCAAAGAAGCGTGCTGCCGTCGCTGTGCTCATGATGGACCACCAGTGTGGGTCACCCGCCAACTTTCGTTTAGCGTGTGCCACCCACACTCCTTGGGTCACTTCACCTAGCTGCTCCCAGGTGGGGTGACAGTGGTGGTAGCCGGGCTCACCTTCGTGGTGGTACAGAGCCCGTGCTACTTGCTGAAGGTTCACTTCTTGGCGCGTGCGGGCTTCTTCACCGCAGCGGCAAGGGCCTTTTCAGGCGTCAGTTCCTTGGCCTTCTTGATGACCTGATGTGCCGTTGCGATCTTGTGCTTCTCCACCAGCTTCCCAGCTGTGGGCCAGATCATCTGCAGGAAGGTGATCTTCTCATCTTCCATCAGCGCTTCGTACTGCTCCTGCAAGTTCTGCGCTGCGCTGGCTTTGGGCTTCTTGCTGGCGCGCTGATCAGACTTCAGACCCTTGCCGGTGTCCAGCAGATCATCCACGTCATCATCTTCAGTACCATCGGTATCGCTACCGAAGTCGAGGCCAGATGCAGCGGCAGCAGAGCTGATCAGCCCGCTGAACGGAGTGGCTGGCGTGGTGGGCAGTGCCACGTCTTCCTTCGGCTTGGCACGCAGCAGACCCGCATCTTCCAGCTCTTCCTTGAGCATGCCACGGGTGAAGTCACTTTCGTTCTCGATGCGCTTGAGCAGCTTGGTGTTCTTGCTGTCGATGAGCTTCAGCACCAACGTGATCACCTCGTTGCTGATGGCCAGCTTCTTGCAGGCCTCGCGCTGAGTGATACCGTGGTCGCGGTGCAAGCGCGCGCCCACCAGTGCACGTTGCAGGCTGCTGAGCCTGCGGCGCATCACGTTGCATGAAGCAATGTAGCCAGCGGGGTCCTTCCCCTTGTACTCCAAGAACTTCAGCTCGCTGCCCGTGCGCTTGGCTGCGCGGTAGCGATGCCAGCCGTCCAGCACCTTGCCTTCGTACAACGTGGCCGGGAACAGGATGCCGCGCTCCTGCACGTCCTCACAGAAGGCGTTGAACTCAGCGTCGTCCATGCCTCCTGGCATGAGCTGTTGCGCAATGGGGTGTTGGTCGTACTCGGGGAGCTTGTAGATGCCGGTCATGATGGGGTTCCTTTCATGGTTGAAATGCCCGGCGAAAGGAGGCCCAACCCCCTTGAAGCGGGGGTTCTGGTTCCGTTCGCGTGGAGCGCCGTTTGCCCTTGTGGAAAGAACCTCTGTGGGTTTCTCTGGCGGGCAGAAGTAATGTAGCACGTTCGCTGTGCGTGTACAGATATTTATTCGTGCGGGAACGCACGAAAAAGAGGCCCGGTGTCCTTGCGAGAACAACCGGGCCGATCAAGGAGGCACGAGGCCCCAGGGAGGAGACAGTGCTGCTGAGCGAAAGGAACCAGAACAACCAACAGCACGGATGCAGTGTGCCTCGGCCCTGCAGATACCGCTGGTAGCAGGTTCACCGAGTGGGTACGGTAACCACCGCCGGACAATGGCTACCCCGATATAACTCTGTGAATAACTATGACCCCATATAGCTACGTGACAACAGGTGGTGTAGCGAACACCCGTGTGCGTGTGGCGGATGAAGGAGACCTCTCGACGCTCGCCAGCACACAACCCGTGCAGCTGAATGTCACCAGCATCGAGTACCACAACGCTGACAAGAAGACCCGCACCAGCATCAAGAAGCAACTTCCTTACTTTGTTGGTGGTGTGATCGATGGCAAGCGCGACGACCACAACGTGCAGTCACGCACGCTCATCACGCTGGACATTGAGCGGCACGAGAAGCAAGACACCGAACCCCCACAGCCACAGGACGTGGCCGAAAAACTCGCGGAGCTGGGTGCTGAAGGATGGGTGTACACCAGCTTATCACACACCCCCAAGAGTCCACGCTACCGCGTGGTGCTGCCGTTGGGTAAGCCGCTTGACGTTACCGACCTGGAGCAAGCACAACTCACCTTGAAGGCCACCACCATCAGCGCAGCTGAGAAGCTTGATCTGGGTGAATGGTGTACGCCAGAGTCTTACGTGCTGTCTCAGGCCATGTACCTGCCCGCCAAGCTGAAGGGCGGCAAGTTCTTCAGCGCGCTCACCGAGGGCAAAGCGTGGGGTGTGAAGCACGGCGCAAAGAAAGAGAAGGGCCAGCCCGCTGACATCCCGGACGAGCGGCCCGACCATATCCTCCAAGCCATCAAGGCTGCGGGCCTGTATCTCAACGAGAACCCCAAGCACAAGGGTATGCACTTCATCCAGTGCCCCTTCGTCGAGGAGCACGAGGCTGAGAACGAAACGCAGACCGTGTACTACGAGGCCCACTACGATGGCAACCCACGCCCCGCAGTCAAGTGTTTCGACACCGCCCCCGATCACGATGGGCACTACCACCTCACATTCAAAACCCTTGTGCGCTGGCTCAAGGACAACGGCCACCTCTCACAGGAGCAACAAGATGAAGCAGGAGTCCTTGATGATTACGATACCTTCGACACCAAGGCCAGCATCGGCCGACTGCTTGACAGTACTCCTGCTGCTCGAGCGTGGGCCATTGACCGCTTTGCCCCCGTCGGAAAGGTCACCGTACTTGCTGGCCCTGGTGGCGTCAGCAAGTCAATGCTCATGCTGCATGTGCTCGTCTACGCGAGTCTTGGTCGAGATTGGGGAGGCTTCCAAGTGGATGGCCCCCTCAGAAGCCTATATGTGTCTTACGAAGACGACACGCAAGAACTCCACAAGCGAATCCACTCTCTTGCCGAGGCTCTCCGCGGTCAGGATGCCGGCACGTTTGATCTGCTCTACGATGTAGCTGGCAGCATCAACACCAACATGCGGTTGTTCGCTGCGGATGACGAAGCCGCTGCGTGGTTGCTGCTCACCAAGCCGGACCGCTTCGGCCAGCCTGAACGTACCGACCGCGTGGAGTGGCTGATTGGGTACCTGAAGTCCAAAGCCATCAAGATGCTGGTGCTCGACCCAGCTGTGTACACCCACCAACTGGAAGAGAACGACATCGCTGACATGGCCAAGTACATGCAGACGCTCACCTACGTCGCCAAGCAAGCGCAGTGCGCAGTAGTTGTCTTGCACCACGTGAACAAGGCTGCTGGATGGAACGCCCTAGATGACGTGAACCAAAGCAGCTTGCGCGGCGCATCATCCTTCGCGGACAACGCGCGCTCTGTGGGGGTCGTGGTCAACCTGCCACGCAAGGACGCAGAGCAGTACGGCATCAACGGCGATGACGCCAACAAGTTCGCGGTGTTCAAGCACGTCAAGCACAACTACAGCGCGTCCTTGGGCACGCTCATATACGAGCGCAAAGGGCCACTGCTGGTGCCCCGCACTGACGTGGTGAAGATGGGTGCTACTGAGCTGGCAGAGGCGCGGGAACACAGCAAGACTGCAGAAGCATCGCGCCGCGCAGAAGCGTGGGCAGCAAGAGCGCTGGCCGTGTTGGAGGACCACGATGGCCCGGTCACCACCAACCAGATAGCCATGGAGCTGAACATAACGGTCAAGAGCAGGCTCAGGCAGATCGTAGACTACTGCGAGCAGCAAGACTGGCTGGAGGTGGAAGACGGTCCCAACCGGAGTCGGTTGCACAGCATCACAAAGCTCGGGCGCAACTACCTCAAGACGTTCAAGAGGTGAGTTTCTGCGCTGCTGCCTTCAGCTGGTCCCAGCAACTGGCGTCACCGCCCTTGGCAGTTATCGCTTCGATCATGGCCAGCACGTTCTTCGGTCTGTCGTAGAACTCACCGTTGTCAGACAGGTGGTTTTCTTCCCCGGCCAAATCGTAGCACTCAACGCAGAGCCGTACACCGTCGTTGTCTCCAGTGCCTGTGGGCCGGGTGACGCGCTTGCAGCAACGGCAGGTGTAGGCGGTGCCACCACCCTTAACGAAGCCGCGACGTTGTGCGTTGTGGAAGTTGGACATGGTTCTCTCCGGTAGTTGGTTGACAGTAGACGAATGTTCGCATGCCCCAAGACCCTTCCGAAAGAGGTGTTTTGCACGAAGTCTGCAGGTGGTTACGGGTGGGTACGGTAACCAGTTACGGTTGGTTACGCGCCTCGAGTGGTTGGGTGGTGGTGGTTACCCCTTAAGCGTTTTAGCTTAGGGTAAACCACCAACCACTCACCCCGGTAACTACTCTGAATAACCTCTGTTTTTCGTTGAGTTCTTCATCCATACGGACAGCATCAGGTTGTTCGGTTGCATCGGTCTGCGTTCTTGGTCTCTGCACGACGCGACGAGGCGCACGACACTGGCTCACCTTTGGTTTCAGTCTGAACAATCACCATGCCAGCAGCAAAGAAGCCCCTCGGGAAGAAAGCGGCTACGCAACCTCTGAAGGTAGAGCGTAGAGGCGGACCGCGCCCGAATTCAGGACGACCCTCGTCCGCAGCCAAGAAGCGCAGCACGGCTGTCGCTGACCGCATCGCTAAGGGCATCCTCCTAGCCGAGGAAGAAGGCCCATTGCACCCTGATGCAACGCCGCTCGATGTGATGATCTTGGCGATGCGTCTTGCGTACAAGAAGGGTGGAGCCATCTCGGCTCAGCCTTACGCTCGTGACGCGGCCCCCTACATCCACGCACGCATCGCCCAGATGGAGCTGAAGAACCCCAAGGGCGAGGTCTTCGCTCTGGCGTTCCGCTGGGCCAACGAGGAGCAGTCATGACCGAACACGTTGCCGCTGCTGAAGCAGCACTTCGCTGGGCCTGGACCATCCGTCAGCTGTACACGGCTACCATCGGTATCTCACAGCAGGCTCGGTATCCTCAACCCTACGCCCAACCCCTACCCAAGACGCAATGAAGACGCCCGCGACCCAAAGCGAGCGTGTGGTGACCATCCCTTACACGCCACGCAGCGCGTTCTTGCCGTACCACAAGGCCCAGGAGCGTTTCACTATCAGCGTGGCGCACCGTCGTGCAGGCAAGACCGTGGCGCGCATCAACAAGCTGATCCGTAAGGCGGCTCTGTGCGAGAAGCCTGACCCGCGCTTCGGCTACCTCGCTCCGTACTTCGTGCAGGCCAAGGACATCGCGTGGAACTACCTAAAGCACTACTCCAGCCCGATCATCCAGCTGGAAGGGCCGTTCCAGACGAACAAGAAGCCCAACGAGTCCGAGCTGTCCATCCGCATGCCGCACAACAACGCGGTCATCCGACTATACGGTGCTGAGAACATCGAGCGTATGCGGGGTCTGTATTTCGATGGTCTGGCAGCGGACGAAGCACAGGACATCGCACCGAGCGCGCTCACGAGCGTCATCCTGCCTGCTCTGGCTGACCGCGAAGGCTGGCTCGATCTCAGCGGCACGCCGAAGGGCTGGGGCAACCTACTGGGCCAGTCGTACAAGCGTGCTCTGAAGGACAACGAGGTGCAGGAGCGGCTCGGGCTCGCGCCTGAGTGGTTCGTTCAGATGCTCAAGGCCAGCCAGACAGGACTCATTCCTCAGGCCGAGCTGGACCGTCTCCGTCGCAATATGCCGGATAACGAGTACCTGCAGGAGTTCGAGTGCAGCTTCGACGCAGCTATCACAGGCGCGTACTACGCGAAGGAGCTGGAGAACGCTGAGTTCGATGGGCGCATCACTGGTGTGCCATACGACAAGAGCGCGAAGGTGCACACGTGGTGGGATCTGGGTATCAGCGACAACATGGTCATCTGGTTCATCCAGCTGGTGGGCCGTGAGATCCGGGTCATCGACTACTACGAGGCAGCAGGCTACGGGCTCGACCATTACGCTCAGGTGCTTCAGGACAAGGGCTACGTCTACGGGAAGCACGTCGGGCCTCACGACATCATGGTTCGGGAGCTGGGTACAGGTCGCAGCCGCATCGAGACTGCTGGTAGCCTTGGCATCAACTTCGAGGTGGCTCCCAACATCCCTGTGAAGGATGGCATCGACGCGGTGCGCATGGTGCTCAACCGCTGCTGGTTCGACCGCACGAAGACAGAGGTGGGCCGTGACGCCCTCAAGCAGTACCATGAGAAGGTGGATGACAAGCGTGGTGTGAGCCTCGGCCCCATGCACGACTGGGCTTCGCACGCAGCAGATGGTTTCCGCATTGGCATAGTGGCCCTGGAAGAGCAAGCCATCAAGAAGAGAGCCGAGGACAATGAGACCCTACAGTACGGGCACTCTTCTGGGAGTTGGATGACATGATGGAAACAGGTTACAGAATCGTTGGACCCGCCAAGCTGCGCGTACGTCAAACCAACGCAGTGCCCGAGCGCATGCGGGGTCGTGTGCGTGAAGTGACCAGTTTGCTGGTGCCAGCAGCGGAGCAGAACAAGGGCTACGCCACCACGTTGATGCACAAGGTGTGCCGTGAGGCAGACAACGAGAACATCGTGCTGGTGCTCTGGCCCATGGCCTTCGGTGAGAGCGCTGGCCTCAGCACTGCGCAGCTCATCGAGTGGTACCAAGAACGCTTCGGCTTTCAGTGCATTCAGCCTGACCCCTATCTCATGGCGCGCATGCCGGGCGCAACACCACGGCTGCTCAGTCTCAACCCAATCAACGAAGCCCTTCAACGGAGCAAGACATGACGAGTACTACCCCTGAGTCCGCGATGGCTGGCAACAAGCTGGAGGAAGGCGAACAGGCCAAGACCAGTGACGACGCAGCCATCATTGCCGAGTGCATCGAGCGCATGGCCATCAGCATGGCGGCGGACAGCGAGAACCGCACCAACGCTCTGGACGACCTTGCCTTCCTGAAGGGTGACCAGTGGGATGAGCGGGTCAAGCAGGCCCGTACGATGGATGGTCGTCCGTGCCTCACCATCAACAAGCTGCCTGTCAGTCTGCATCAGGTCACGAACAGCCAGCGTCAGAACGTGCCCAGCATCAAGGTACATCCGGTCAGCGAAGGGGCAGACCAGAAGGTGGCCGAGGTGGTGCAGGGCGGCATTCGCCATATCGAGTACAAGTCCAAGGCCGACGTGTGCTATGACACCGCTGTGAACAGCGCGGCTGCCATTGGCATCGGGTACTTCCGCCTCGTGACGAAGTACGTCAGCCCCTCGTCCTTCGACCAGGAGATCGCGTTCCAGCGCATCCGCAACCCGTTCACCGTGTACATGGACCCCTCCATCATCGAGGTGGATGGTTCAGACCAGCAGTGGTGCATCCTGAGCACCAAGCAACCGCGCAGCGAGTTCCGCCTTCAGTACCCAGACGCAGACCCCTGCGACTGGAACGTGGTGCGTGGCATGGGCGACCGCACCAACGAGTGGATCATGAAGGATGAGCTGCGCACAGCTGAGTACTACCGCATGCACTACGAGAACGCCACTGCGGTGCTGCTCAGCAACGGTGAGAGCGGTTGGAAGGACAAGCTGCTGGAGCTGCCTGAAGGCGTGACCGTGGTGAAGGAGCGCAAGAGCCAGCGCAAGACCGTGCAGTGGTTCAAGCTCAACGCAGTGCAGGTGCTCGAGCGCGCTGAGATCCCGTGTCAATGGATTCCCGTGTTCCCCGTGCTGGGTGACGAGATCGACATGGATGGCAAGGTGTACCGTAGCGGGCTCATCCGTAACGCGAAGGACCCTGCTCGCATGTACAACTTCTGGGTGACCAGCGCCACGGAAGAGATCGGCCTGCGCTCCAAGGCTCCGTACATCGGTGCTGAGGGCCAGTTCGAAGGGCACGAGTCCAAGTGGAACGTGGCCAACGCGCGTAACTTCCCGTACCTCGAGTACAAGCTCAAGAGCCTCGGTGGACAGCTGGCTCCTCCGCCGCAGCGCCAAGCTCCGGCCGACGTGCCTGCTGGCTACCTCACGATGGCTTCGCACGCAAGTGATGACTTGAAGGCCACCACTGGCATCTTCGATGCGTCACTCGGTGCGCGCTCCAACGAGACCAGCGGTAAGGCCATCAACGCACGCGATCGTCAAGGTGAGACCGCCAACTTCCACTACACGGACAACCTCAACACCACGCTGCGCCATGCCGGGCGCTGCATCGTTGATATGTGGCCCAAGGTGTACGACGGCACCCGCACGCTGCAGATCATGGGCGAGGACGGCAAGGTCAGCTCAGTCGACATCAACAAGCCTGAGGTCAAGCAGGTGCCGCAAGAAGGCGGCATCCCTGAGGCAGTCGAGACTGTCATGAATGACATGACCGTGGGTGACTACGCGGTCACCATCAGCGTCGGTCCAAGCTACGACACGCTGCGCCAAGAGGCAGTCGAAGGCCTGCTCCAGACGGCGCAGAACTGGCCCAAGCTCATGGATGTCGCCGGTGACAAGGTCATCCGTTCCATGGACTGGCCAATGGCCGACCAGATTGCTGACCGTGTCGAGAAGACCATCGACCCCGCGTTGCGCAAGGGCGAAGACGGTGCCGAAGAGGTCGACGACAACATGGTGCAGACACCTAAGGGACCCATCCCCAAGGAGCAGGTCGGCACCATGCTCGAGCAGATGGACCAGCAGATGCAGCAGCTCAGCCAGCAACTGCAGGAAGCCACCAACGGCATCGAGAAGGCCAAGATCGACGCAGCCAGCCGCAAGGAGGTGGCCGAGATCAACGCTGTGAGCAAGGCAGACGTGGCCGAGCTGCAAGGGTGGATTCAGCTGATGATCCAGAAGCTACAGCCCCCGCCTGTGCTCACTGCAAAGGCTCTGACGACTGGTGAGAATGACACTCAGCCGAGCGTGGAGGAACCGCAGGCGCCTCAACAATCCATGCTGCCTGAAGGTGGCGAACAAGGAGAACAAGTATGAAGCGTTACCTCGTCCTTTCCGTGATGTTGTTGGCGGGCGCGTTGCTCGGCGCAACCAAAGCGCAGGCTCAATTGCCACCGTACGGGCTATACCAGATGCAGGCGGACGCAGGCGGCACGTTCTTCTGGGGTCGGTACTTCGTGCCTGCCTCACCTACCACCAGCTACTTCCTGATGTACGATGGGGCTACCTCGCAGCCTGCCATGGGTGCATTGGGAACAGGACTGAGTTTCAGCGGCGGCACGTTGGCGTTGGGGTCCATCCCCATCAGCGCTGTGACCAACCTGCAGACCTCGCTGAACGCCAAGTTCACCACGCCAGCAGGCACCACGTCGCAGGTGGTTTTGGGTGATGGTACGTTAGGAACACTGCCAACGCTCTTCAACTACGGCGACCCCAGTACCCGAACGTTGAGCGTGAGCACCGCGTATCAAGCGAACGACCCCAGCAAGGCAGCAGTCGTTACCGTCAGTCCGCAGTGCACCAACGCCACCACCGTGCTCGCCGCAAGCGCCTGCACCATGCAGGTACGCTTCGGAACCACCAGTGGACTGAACTGCTCCAACGGCACGGTGACGCATACCTGGACGAGTACCTATGCGTTGGGTCTGCTTCTCACGAATGCTTCTGGCTCACCCTTCGATGTCAAGCTCGGCATCGGACGCTACTTCATCCTGTGCCCCACTGCGGGCACGTTCACCATCACAACCGCTGTCGACCAGACAGCAAGCTGACGAAACTCGCCTCGCAGCTCCCCGGCTGTGGTCAAGGCGCTCTAGGGGAACAGCCTACCGTTGGGCTTCAGTACATCGGGCACAGGAATATCGTCATGAGCGACGCGCAAGAAGGTACAATCGCAGCACCAGCAGCACCGCTAGCTGAAGGACCACGGGAGATTCACGTCCACCCGTTGCCAGCAGTTGACGCCACGCAGCAGGAACCCGCTGCAAAGCAGGAAGTTCAACCGGAAGCCAAGGAAGGCGCTGATCAGCTGACCGAGGCACAGAAGCTAGAACGGGACGAGCAAGGACGCTTCCAGAAGAAGGAGGGTGTCCAACCTCGCATCGACGAACTCACTCGTGCACGTCGGGAAGCCGAACGTGAAGCTGCCTATTGGAAGCAGGTCGCAGAGTCAGGCAAGGCGCAACCTTCGGCGGAAGCCGCACCCAAAGAGCCGACACCTGATCAATTCGACGACTACGGGGAATACGTCAAAGCCCTGGTGAAGTTCAACACGCAACAGACGCTCGCACAACAGCAGGCGGAGAATAGCACCCGCAAGGTGGCTGAGACCCGCGTGCAGACATTCACCGAGCGCCTGAACGAAGCACGTACCCGCATCACTGACTTCGATGATGTGGTGGGTGCTTCAGATGTGCCACTGTCGTCTCATGTGGGGGAAATCCTGCAGGAGAGCGAGAAGGGTGCTGACCTTGCGTATCACTTCGCCAAGAACCCGGACGTGCTGCAACGGTTGAACAACATGTCGGAGCGCTCTGCGGCCATGGAAATAGGCCGCATCGAGGCTTCGCTCGGCAAACCTGCGGCCAGTGCTGCCCCCGCTCAGGCGGCACCGGCCAAGAAGATCACGAACGCACCGACTCCGGCGAACACCAGCAGTGGTGCGGGTCGCAGTACGACTCCTGACCTCAGTGCGCTGAGCATGGACGACTACAAGGCGGCACGCGCCAAGCAAGGGGCTCGCTGGGCTCGGTGAAAACCAAACCCATCTTGAAGGAAGTCAATCATGAGCAACACACTTGTCACCTGTGCCATCGTCGCCAAGGAAGCCCTGGCGATTCTGGAGAACATGGTGTCGTTCTCGGGCATGGTCAACCGTGACTGGGAAGACGAATTCACCCAGAACCAGTCGCGCGGCTACTCGCCGGGCCAGACCATCAACATCAAGCGCCCCCCGCGTTACCAGTACCGTGCTGGTCGCGTGGCCAACCCCCAAGCAACGATCGAAACCACGGTTCCGCTGACCCTGTCGCAGGGCGGTTGCGACCTGAACTTCACCTCGATCGAGCGCACGCTGTCGCTGCAGAAGCTGGAAGACAAGCTCCAGGCTGCTCTGGCAACCGTGGCGAACGAGATCGACCGTCAGGGTCTGCAGCTCGCTCACTTCAACACGTTCAACACGCTCGGCACGCCCGGCACGTTGCCCACCACGCAAGCTCTGGCCATCGCGGCGATCACCGACACCAACCGTCGGCTCGACGAAATGGCTGCGCCGCGTGACAAGCGTCGTGCGATGATCATGAACCCTGCGCTGAACGGTGCGGCCATCCAAGGCTTCGCTGGTCTGTTCAACAGCCAGGACAAGATCTCGAAGCAGTTCGGCAGCGGCATGATGGTGGACAGCCTGGGCCTCGCCTACGCGATGGACCAGAACGTGGACACCCACACCAACGGCACCCAAGCCGTGGCCGGTACCAACGTCAACGGTGCGAACCAGACCGGTTCCAGCGTCACTGTGGTGGGTCTGGGCGGCACGATCACCCGTGGCTCGGTGATCACGCTGCCCGGTGTGTTTGCTGTCAACCCGCAGTCGCGCGTGTCGACCGGCGTGCTGGCTCAGTTCGTGGTGACCGCCGACGTGGCTGCTGCCGCAACGGTGATCCCCATCAGCCCGGCCATCGTGACCTCGGGTGCGTTCCAGAACGTCACCGCCTCGCCGACCTCTGGTGCTCCGTTCGTCATCTTCGGCACCGCTTCCGGCTCCTACGCCACCAACGTGGGCTTCCACAAGGACGCCTTCACGCTGGCAATGGTGCCAATGTGGGCTCCCCCGGGTGGCAAGGGTGTCATCGACGTGTCCCAGCAGACCTACAAGGGCTTCACCGTCAAGGTGACCGAGTTCTACGACGGCGTCAACGACAACTCGATCATGCGTCTCGACGTGTTGTTCGGGTGGGCGGCCACGTACCCGGAGCTGTCGGTCAAATTCGCGACCTGATGGAAGGGGCTTCGGCCCTTTCCCACCCGCAATCCAACTTCAAGGAAACATCATGATCCTCTTGTCTCGCGGTTACTCCGGCTACGCTGCCGGGACCATCGTGCAACTCTCCACGCAGGCGGAAGCCGCGCTGGTGGCGCAGGGCCTCGCAGCCGTGTCCGCTGGCCCGGTGACTGCTGGCGCGGTGACCACCACGGAAGTGGCTGGTCGTGTGGGCATCGCCGCTGCTGGCTCCAGCGTGGTGGTGACCAATCCCCGCTTCAACACGGAGTCCAAGTTCGTTGCGTTCTTATCGAACGCTGCGGCTGACGCCACCGCAACGGTCATCACCCGCATCACGCCGGCTGCTGGCTCGGTCACGTTCACCCTGAACGCGGCTTCGACCGGCATCGTCGCGATCGACTGGGCGCTGCTGCTGGTCAGCGGGGAACTGCAACCCAACTGATCCCCAAGGTGGGTCGTGAGGCCCACCTCCTCCCCTCAACGTTCAAGGAGTTACACATGCCCTATCCCAAGTGGGTTCAACGCGCACCGCACGTCGGTGCTGTCCTCTGCCAGTCGGAAGACGAAGAGAAGCAGGTGATGTCTGACTGGAAGGCTGAAGTGGAAGCCGGCGCCAAGGCAGCTGCGGCAGCGGTCGCCAAGTCGGAAGCCGACGCGAAGGCAGAAGCCGAGCTGGTGCTGAAGAACGCCAAGAAGTAAGATACCGTCGGTATCGGTTGGCATGGTTTTGGGGCACTTGTGGCCCCAAACCTATACCCACCCCTAGAGCAGTCCACGTTTGCGTAGCCTGCGCCCGATTTGCCCTTCCCCTGGAGGTCTCCATGCCAAGCCCCATCCCAGCCCTGGACCTAATCACATCCGCCATGCGCCTAAACGGCTCTCTGGCGTCGGGGGAGACCCCCACGGCACCTGAGGCCAACGATGGTCTGTCCGTGCTCAACGATATGCTCGAGAACTGGTCACTGGAGAACCTCACCGTCTGGGGCTCCGCAAACCAGTCATTTCCGATGGTACCGGGTCAAGCCACGTACACAATCGGGCCAGCAGGCAACTTCAACACCACACGGCCCGTCAATATCGAGGCCGCTTACAGTACATTCGGTGGTGTTGACTTTCCTATTCAGCTGATCACTCAGGAAGAGTACAACCTGATCAACCTGAAGATCATGCAGCAGCCTATCGTTGAGCGCATGCTGTACGTGAACGAGTACCCGCTTGGACAACTCACCTTGTGGCCCGTGCCCAACCAAGCCGGGCCGTTGACTCTGTCCATGTCACGTGTGCTCACGTTCCCCGTGGCTCTCGCAACGTCACTGAGCGGGCCACCCGGCTACCTGAAAGCGTTACGATACTGCTTGGCGATTGAATACGCTAGCGAATTTGGCATCGAAGTGCTTCCGACTGTCTTTCAGGTGGCCGCTGACGCTAAGGCAGACTTCAAACGCGCCAACATCGAGCCAGTAACCATGCGATGTGATGACGCGCTGGTGAATCCGCCTGTGGCACTGTACCAACGAGGTTACTGAGTCATGCTTATTCCATATCTTGGGTTCATCGGTCCTAGCTACAGGGCACGTAGCCTGAAGTTTGATTCACAAGAGTGCATCAACTTATACGCTGAGCTTTCGGCTACAGGGACCAGTAAGAGTGTGGCGGCATTGATTGGCACGCCAGGACTCATTCCATGGATCATACTCGCTGGCAGCAACAACGTGGTGGGTGTACGCGGATGCAAGATCTTCGATCGTACAAGAGCCGTGGTCGTTGTGAACGACCAAGTCCACTTGGTCACTCTGGACGCAAGCAACAACCCGACTTCTGTTGTGCTGGGCACCATCACTCAGGGGGCCAGTCCGGTCAGCATGGCGAGCAATGGCATCGTGATGATGCTGGTGACCGGGCCTCAAGGTTACGTCATCGACCTTACGTTAGGTACCGTAACCCTGATCACCAACCCTGCATTCGTTGGTGCAGACACGGTTACGTTCATCGATGGCTACTTTGTGTTCAACAAGACAGGTACAGGACAGTTCCAGATCACGGGTTTATACAACACCGATATCGACTCCTTGGACTTTGCTACTGCTGAAGGGGCACCGGACTTGCTGTTGTCTCTGCTGGCCGACCACCGTGAGTTGTGGCTATTCGGCGAGACCACCACGGAGGTTTACTTCAACAGCGGCAACCCAGACTTCCCCTTCGAGCGTATACAGGGCGCGTTCATAGAGCAGGGTTGTGCAGCGAAGTTCAGCCCAGCCCGCGCCGACAACAGCGTTTACTGGCTGGCAGCAGACGAACGAGGCAAGGGCACTGTGCAGCGGGCGCAGGGCTATCAACCGCAGCGAGTGAGCACCCACGCAGTCGAGTACGACATCGCTCAGTTGAGTCGTATCGACGATGCTGTGGCATACACATACCAGCAAGAAGGGCATTCATGGTACGTTCTGAACTTCCCGGCTGGTAACCGCACTTGGGCGTATGACGCTACTACAGACATGTGGTTCAAGCGTGCGTACCGCAACCCGGTGAACGGTGCGCTGGACAGGCAGCGCCAGATGACTCAGATGCAGTTCGCAGGCAAGACCATCGTAGGGGACTACGCTACAGGCGCGCTGTATATCATGGATCTGGACACATTCACTGATGGTAGCGCCACAGCACTCATCCCTCGAGTGCGACGTGGCCCACATATCCAGATGGGGCTGAAGACGCAATTCTTCGCTTCATTCCAAGTCGACATGCAAGTAGGCGTCGGGCTGAACGGCACAGGATACGGCAGTGACCCAGAGGCGATGTTGCGCTGGTCAGACGATGGTGGTTACTCATGGAGCAATGAGGTGAAGGCTAAGATCGGCAAGATTGGTGAAACATTCGCTCGCGTCAAGTGGCGCAGGCTCGGCTCAGGCCGTGACCGGGTCTACGAGGTGACTATCACCGAGCCAGTGAAAGTCGTACTGGTCGGCGCGCAACACGACGTAACGGTAGGAGCTTCGTAATGACTGAAGCAATCAAATTCCCGTCTGCTCGGCAGGACGTTTTCTATCTGGATCCGCAGACGAAAAGCCCCGTCTTCACGCGTCCTTGGTTCCTGTTCTTCCAAGCCGTGTGGCAACGGCAAGGTGGTGCAGTGGCACCTGACGTGCCAGACATCGAAGGCAGTTTGTTCGAAGATGCTGGCACCAGTGAAACCAATGCTGCGCTGTACCGCTTGCAGCAGGACGTAGCGCAAAACCCAGTTGTCCAGCAACTGATCGAGCAACAAGCCACACTTCAGGCCCAACTGGACGAGCAGCGTGATCTCGTTGCTGAACTGCTGAAAACCATCAACGACATCAAGCAATTGCCTGTCATCTAAGGAGCGAATCATGGCTGTCACCGCAAAAGCAATCATCCCGTCGATCCAGGCGGTCAACGCCAACACCACGCAGTACACCGCGCCTGCATCCACTCGTACCATCCTTGACAAATTCACCGGCACCAACACCACGGGCGCTCCGGCCACGCTCACAGTGAACTTGGTCAACAGTGGTGGCGCTGCTGGCGCTGCCAATCAGATTGTGCAGAAGACGCTGGCTGCTGGCGAGTCGTACACATTCCCGGAGATTGTGGGCCATGTGCTCAACGCTGGCGATTTCATCAACACCAATGACAGCGTGAACAACGCAGTCACCATCCGCGCCAGCGGTCGTGAGGTGTCCTGATGCACATTGACGAAGCACGTGGCATTCTGGCGAATCTGATCGCTCAGGGCGCTGCCTACATCATCCAGGCGCTGGGCTACACGCCAGCCAACAAGGCTGGCGACACGTTCACTGGTGCCTCCGCGTTGCTGCAATCCAACGGCGGTGGCGTGGTGGCCGCAGTAGCTGACTTCAACACAACAGCTGTTGGTACTCGCCCGAACTTTGTCTGGCAGCTTGCCAATCCTGCTGTGAAGCTTGGTGTGGGTTACATTGCAGCTGACTTGCCTGTCATCCAAGGTTTCGACACTACTGTGGCTGCACGCGATTTGGTTCTTCAACCTTTCGGCGGCAACATCGGCGTTGGTATCACACCTACCGGCCCATACAAGTTAGAAGTTGCTGGTGCGTTGAGCGTTGCAAGCAACACATTGATTCGCACCTCAGTAGCGTTCACGAATGGTGCTGCGGCAGCAGCTGGAACTCTTTTGAATGCGCCCACAGCAGGCAACCCCACGAAATGGATCCCTGTCAACGATAATGGCACCACACGGTACATTCCAGCTTGGTAAAAGGCATCAACATGATTGGTAGCAAGTACGACATCCTGGTCATCGACGATTTCTTGGCAGACCCTGACGTCATGCGTCATAGTGCCATTTCTTCAGGATTTGGTACCTGGAAGCCGAACAAGGGCGCAATTGGGCCTGATCAGTTCGAGGGTGTGAATTTCTACGGCAACCACGGTACTGGAGTCCGGGCGCTGGCAAAGCAATTCCGCAGACCCATATACCCGAATAAGTTCTTCTTCCGACTCACAACTGAGGACACTGAAGAAGCCGTGGTGCATAGTGACATATTCACTGGTGACCTCACGTGCATCCTGTACATGAGCAAGCACGAGAACAACGGCACAGAGTTCTACCGACACAAACCTACGAACACCTACGCTCTTCCTCCGCTGGCAAAGTTCTACGCGGATCAAGAGAACTTTGCCCGAATGAAAGCTGATTGCAGCCATCGTGATCCTGAGGTCTGGGAGAAGATCAACATGGTGGAAGGCAAGTACAACCGTGCCGTGATCTTCCCATCACCTGTGTTTCATTGTCGCTATCCGTACACCGGATTCGGTCACGGCGTCGAAGATGGCCGCATGATCTGGGGTTGCCACTTTTATATGGAAGGACACGATTATGTTTGAAGGATGGGGTGCCGCAGCCGTAGCTGTCGCAGCCGTAGGTACTGCTGTATCTGCGGATTCTGCTCGTAAAGCTTCGAATGCTCAAACAGATGCAGCAAATCAAGCCAATCAGACGCAACTAGATCAGTTCAACCAGACTCGCGTGGATCAAGCCCCGTGGCGAGCCGCTGGTGAAACTGCGCTGGGTCAACTCACGACTGGCACACAACCTGGAGGCGAGTTCAATAGTGATTTCACGTTGGACGACTTCACCAAGGACCCCGGTTACGACTTTCGTATGCAGGAAGGCCAGCGTGCGGTGGACTCGAGTGCAGCGGCACGCGGGGGCGCGCTCAGTGGTGCCGCCATCAAGGGGTCAGAACGGTACGGACAGAACTTTGCAAGCGGCGAATACCAGAACGCATACAATCGTTTCAACGCCGACCGCACACAACGGTTCAACCGTTTGTCGTCTATCGCTGGCATCGGGCAGACCGCTACTCGCGACGTGGCGAACCAAGGGTTATGGGCGGCGTCCAGCATTGCGGGCAATCAGATCGGTGTGGGCAATGCGCAGGCAGCAGGCAGCATCGCACAAGGCAACAACGTTCAAAGCGGACTGAATACGCTGGGCAACTGGTATATGCAAAGCCGATACCAGCAGCCTCAGCCGACGAACACAACTCAGCCGACGAACACAACTCAGCCGGTGAGTGGCGGCGGCGGCACGATGTGGGATGGCAACTCGTACGGTGGCGGTGACGCCATCTACGGCTGAAAGGAGCACACTCATGGCACAGATCGACGCAAGCATCTACCAGAACGTTGGCCGTCCGGCTGTTCAGCTGGCTGATCCCCTAGAGGCGCAGACCAAGCAGATGCAGTTGAAGAGTTTGCTTGGTCAGCAACAGTTACAACAACTGAATATTCAGCAAGCTACAGAAGAAGCTGATAACCAACGCACTCTCAGTGACTTGTACAGGTCTTCAGTCAACCCTGATGGTTCTGTGAACCGTAGCCAGCTCACGACTCAAGCTGCACAGCGCGGTCTTGGTGCAAAGATTCCTGCGCTGCAAAAGGGCTGGGCAGATGCAGACAAAGCAGCTGCCGATGTGGGCCACGTGCAAGCTCAGACAGACGCAGAGAAGTTCAAAACGTTGAAGAGCAAGCTGGACACTGCCAGCGGTGCGATCAATTCGTTGCTGTCAAACCCAGGGGTGAACAACGACATGGTCATCAACACGTTGACCAACCTCGTACAACAAGGGATTATGCCACAAGAACAAGGCGCACAGATTGCACGCTCGCTGCCCCCGCCCGACAATCCCGCTGCGCTTCGGACTTTCTTGATCCAGCACGGTTTGCAGGCCATGGACGCCAGCAAGCGTATGGAGATGATGATTCCGAAGACAGACATCAAGGACACAGGCAGCGCGTTGGTACCGTTCCAGACAAACCAGCTAACAGGTGAGGTTACTGCTGGCGCACCAGTAGCTCGCAAGACCATGACTCCTGGTGAGTCTGCTTCCAACGCCATCGCAAGCAAGCGTCTGGCCTTCGACCAAGCTCAAGGGCAGAACAGCTTCGTCCCCGTAGACGGTGTGGGTCTGTTCGTGGGCAACAAGGCTACCGGCCAAGTGCGCCCGGTCACTGACCAGCAGGGCAACCCGATCAAGCCGCAAAAGACGCTGAACCAAGAGCAGTCCAACGCGCTGTTGTTCGGTAGTCGTATGCGTGAAGCAGACAAGATCATCAATGAGCTCGCTGGTCAAGGTGTTTCGTCTCTGTCACTGCCGCAACAACTCACGGGCGGGCAGGGCATTACTGGCTCAGCAGCAACGGCGATGGCTACGCCTCAGCAACAGCAGGTGGACCAAGCCCAGCGTGACTTCATCAACGCTGTGTTACGTCGTGAGTCTGGGGCGTCTATCTCCCCGACCGAGTTTGATAGCGCTCGCAAACAGTACTTCGTCCAGTCTGGTGATAGCGACGCTGTGATCTCGCAGAAGGCGAAGAACAGGCAGTTGGCCATGAATGGCATGCTGTTGGCTGTGCCTCAAGACCAACGAAATTCATTGCAGCCCGGCATGGATGTGTCAGGCGGTGCCCCAGCGCCCAAAGGCGGGTTCGATCTGGACACCATCAACGCAGAGTTGGCTCGTCGTAAACAGAAGTGAGGTGAACAATGGCTCTCGACCTGAAACAGTTCAGTACCGATGATCTGACTGCGTTGCAGTCAGGTGACCTGACCAAGCTGTCTACGCCTGGACTCAAGATCTTGCAGCAGGAGCAAGCGAACCAAGCGCGTCGTGACAAGCTGGCATCAGAGATGACCCACAAGGCTAAACCAGACGAGTACATGGGCGAATATGATCCTACTCGCGGCATGAGCACTGGTGAGCGGTTCGGTGCTGGTGCTGGCAAGGCATTCGCTGATGTAGGTCGTGGCATCAAACAGCTCCTGGACAAGCCAGCCGTCGCGTTGGAAAGTGTCGTTCCTGGTGCTGACGCATTGAGCAAGAAGCTGGGCATGCCAACTGCTCGCGACAGCGCAGCAGCAACGCAAGCAGATATCAACGAGTCCAGGAAGATGGACAAGCCGTTGGTGAACACCACGGCTGGTACTGTGGGCAACATCGGTGGAAAGGTTGCACTCGCACTGCCTACGGTGGCCATCCCTGGGTCGCAGACCCTTCTGGGCGCTGGCGCAGTTGGTGCTGGGCAAGGTTTCATCGAACCAGTGGCAGACGGTGAGTCACGTCTGAAGAATACCGTGATTGGTGGCCTGTCTGCGCCTGCTGGTGCGCTGGCAGGCCGAGGTCTTGCTGCCGGAGCCAAGGGTGTTAAATCGTTGGTAGAGCCGTTTACTGCTGGTGGTAGGGATGCCATTGCTGCGCGCACCTTGCAGCGTTTTGGCGTAGAGGCGGGTGACGTAGCTGGCCTCTCAAGCAACCCCACTGTCACGGGTGCCCGCACGACGATGGCAGAGCAGATTGCCCGGCCTGAGGGTGCTGCGGCAGCAGCTCGTTTGCAGGACTCTCTGCGCACGTTGGACCCAGAGATCGCAGCCAAGCTGGCAGCGCGTGAGATGGAGAACAACGCCGCACGGGTGGGCACGCTGACTGAACTGGCTGGCAAGGATGGTGCCCGGGACTTCGCGGGTGCTGCACGCAGCGCCACGTCGCAGGAGCTGTACGGCAAGGCGTTCGGATCACAGCTCACCCCCACCGCTGCTCAGCAGACACAGATCGCCAAGTTGCTTCAGGCCCCAGCGGTTCGAGACGCTGTCGCTGCTGCCAAGGAAACCGCAGCGAACAAGGGGCTGAACATTGCGTCCCCTGAGGGTAGCGTGGAAGGCTTGCACCTGATGAAGCTGGCGATGGACGACCAGATCGCTGCGCTGAGCAACGGCACAGCCAGCCAAGTGAACAAGGCTATGTCCATCAAGACGGCCCAGAGCAAGTTGGTTGACCTGCTCGAGAGCATGTCGCCTGCGTACAAAGAAGCACGCCTCACTCACGCAGCCATGAGCGAGCCACTCAATCAGATGGATGTGGCAGGCGAGTTGCTGAAGAAGGGCAGCAGCGCCACTGCTGATCTGTCGGGCACCACACGATTGATGCCTGATGCTCTGGGTCGTGCAGTGAAGGATGAAGGCAAGTTGATCAGCCAAGCGACTGGTCGTGACTTGCCTCAGAAGACGCTGGCTGACTTGCTGGACCCTGACCAGCTTGCGAAGCTGCGCGGTGTGGTGGGCGAGACTGACAAGCTCGCAGCCGTGGGGCGCGCAGCGAATGGTCCAGGCAGCGCAACGGCTCAGCGCATGGCATCACAGAACGTTCTGCGCCAAGTTCTTGGCCCGACTGGTTTGCCTGAATCATGGGCAGAAAGCACGCTGCTCAATACCGTCATGCGGCCTGTGCAGTTCGCATACAACGGAGTGGCCGAACCAAAGATTCAAGCGACGTTGGCTGATCTGGTGATGAACCCCGCGAAAGCGCAGGCAGTCATGCAAGCGGCGAGATCTGGCGGGGCACAGAGTCTGCCCAAGGAAGTGCAGGCGGCTCTGCCGTATCTTGAGCAGGCGCTCAAGCAATCAGTACCTGCGGCGGCTCTGGCCGGGCAACGGTGAGAATAGCAGGCGTTTGAGCTTGCTGTCTGGCATCCTAGCACCTATCCACCACACCAACAGACGCACGGGTACAAGCACCAGCACGGCAATAAACGGTTTCAAGAAGATAGACAGTAACAGACTCATTCGGACACCTTATAGGAGAGTACATTATGGCAACGCTACTGCCCGAGGGTAAGCAAAGCTTCACGAATAGCGCAGGCGTGCCATTGGTGGGCGGCAAGCTGTACACGTATGACGCGGGCACCAACAACCCACGCGCCACATATCAAGACGCTGCTGCGGGAGTGCCTAACACCAACCCGGTGATCATGGATGCCAGAGGTGAAGCTACTGTCTTCTGGAGCGGCTCATACAAGGTCATCCTCAAGGACTCTCTGGACAACACCATCTGGACTGTGGATGGCGTGTCTGGTGCAGATGTGGAAGTCAGCAACTTCGCGCTGCGCCTGCTGAACCTCGCCAGCCCAACGGACGGTGCAGGGATGATGGGGTTCAATTACGCGATGGCGTATGGTGTTGGGACTATCGGTCGTTGGTTGAAAGATCTGGCCACGTCAGTGGGGTCTACGTTCATCGGCTTCTTGCAAGCTGGTGTCGGCCCAGTGCTGCGCACATTGCAAGCCAAGCTTCGTGAGGGAGTCAGCGCTGCAGACTTCGGTTGGACCGGAGACGGAGTAACGGATGATACCGTAGCTAACCAGAAAGCGATCACTTACGTGATGAGCACCTACGACCCCGCAGTCTACGGGTCGAATTCACCTGCCAATGGGAGCTGCCGTCTGTTCTTCCCGCCCGGTTACTCGAAGAACACGAACGCCTTGCTGGTGACGAAAAAGGTGGCATTTGAAGGTGATGGGCAAGCTGAGTTCTCCAGCGGTTCACGCATCATCCAGACTGTGACCAACAAGGATTTGTTCACTATCACGCCAATCCCGCAAGGCATGTCCGTGTCGTTTGAGAAGCTGACTCTGTTGTCCAACATCGGCGGCAACGGCGATCTCGTCCACATTTCCAGATCAGCTGGCACCGCGTGCAACTCTCAACGCTACTTGGGGTGTGTGTTCGGTACACCACAACGGTATTCACTAAATATCGAAGCTGGTGACGACATCAAGATCCAGAACAATCTGTTTGATTCTTCTGCAAACAACGCCATCGCACTTGGCACCACGACTCCAGCAGATGTGGCTGGCAATGTCATCGTGTCTGGGAACACGTTCTTCTCGGTCAACACTCGGCACCTCAACTTGTTCAACGTAGATGGGTTACTTGTCAACGACAACCTTGTTTACCCGAGTACCCCTGCCAACCGACTGACGTACTTCATCGATGGGTACAACACGCTGCCGTATCAGCTCAAGAACATCACGGTTGCCAACAACCGGCTGACAAATGTGAATACGTTGCTGGCCTTGACGGCTGTGAAGGGTTTGAACTTCTGCAACAATCAGGCGGTCTTGTGTGGTTCTGGTGCAGGCGCAACAACTTCAGCTATCGAGCTGACTGGGGCCTGCACAAACGTGAACATCACAGGCAACAACATCTCCGGCAGCTACGACACCAAGAATTTCTACAACGACGCTGGCGCTACCGTGGTTGGAGCCAACATCAGTGGCAACACGTTCGTCAACACTGGTGGCGCGGCCAGAGCGCTGGTATGTGCCAACACCACGGGCGTCATCGCCAACAACACGTTCATTGGTTTCGCAGTTCCAAGCGTATCAGAGAAGATCACTACCACTGGTGGCGCGATCAACGCTGGACTCATTGCTGCGGGCAGTTCGTTCCTGTCAGCTGGCTTCACGGTCAGCGACGCTGTGGTTGGGGACAAAGTTCTGATCGGCTGGCCGGGTGGTGCGTTCCCACTCCCAGGCGGCATCTCGATCGATGGTCTTGTGACCGCTGCCAACACGGTCAAGTTCGTTGTACGCAACGGTACTGGTGCTGGTATCAACCCCGGTGCATTCGATATCACGTACACTGTTGTAAGAGGAGTTTGAAAGATGAACCAAGACATTTTCAACATTACCATCGGGGTGTCCGGTGCGCTAGGTGGCTGGTGGATGAAGGCCATGTGGGATGCACTGAAAGACCTCAAGCAGTCTGATGACAAGTTGGCAACTGAGGTCGGCAACCTGAAAGTCTTGGTGGCCGGGCAGTACGTCAGCCGCGATTCTTTCGATCGGTTGTCCAATGCCATCTTCGCCAAGCTTGATAGAATTGAAGACAAGCTGGACAGTAAGGTTGACAAGCCATGAACCTGCAAGACACACTCACCATGCTGATTGGCCGCGAAGGCAAGTACAGCAACAACCCGGCTGATAAGGGTGGCGAAACCATGTGGGGTATCACCGTTGCGGTGGCTCGTGCCTTCGGTTACACCGGCTCCATGGCGCTCATGACGCGAGAGACCGCCATGCAGATCTACCGCGAACGGTACTGGCTCCAGCCGCAGCTTGACAAGGTGAGCATGGTCAACGCTGCCATCGCCGAAGAGCTGCTGGACACCGGAGTCAACATGGGGCCAGCGACAGCAGGCAAGTTCTTGCAGCGTGCGCTCAACGTGCTGAACAAGAGAGCCACCCTCTTTCCGGATCTGACAGTAGACGGCGGTATCGGCAAGATGACCATCGCTGCGTTGGACACATTTCTCAAGGCACGAGGCAATGACGGCCGTAACGTGTTGTTGCGCATGCTGAACGCTCAACAGAGTGTTCGCTACATCGAGCTA